ATTAAAGATGTAAAGAAAGGTGGATCACCTGCTGCATCTAATAGAGAGATCAGACACTTAGCAGTTAGATTGGCAGCAGATAATAAGACTGTAGGAGTACAGGGTGATCTATTCATTGACTGTACTGGATTTAAAGGTGCACTCATTGAGGGATTGATGAATGTAAACTTTAATGATTTTAAAGATATACTTGCAAATGATAGAGCACACTTCGCACGTATTCCTTACCTTGACATAGATCAACGTAAAGAAGCAATGCACAATGTGACTGACTGTACTGGTGCTGATAATGGTTGGATGTGGACTATTCCACTATGGAATCGTATTGGTGTTGGTTATGCTTGGTCATCACGATTTGCAATGCAACACGAGACAGAGCAAGAGTTTCAGATATGGATTGAACAGAAGTTTGGTATTGCACCTGATGAGTATGAGATTGAAACTATTGAGATGAAGCACGGTTATAGAGATAAAGCGTGGGAACTTAATTGTCTTGCTATTGGTCTATCATATGGATTTGTTGAACCATTAGAATCAACAGGACTATTAACAACACACGAGAGTATCCTTAGACTGGTTGACATACTCAATAGAAGAAGAGGATACATCACAAATATAGAGAGACAGTGGTATAATTATTGTGCTAGACGTGAGATTATTGGATTTGGTAAGTTTGTTGCTATGCACTATGCACTGTCAATGAGGACTGATAATCCATATTGGAAGTGGGCATCACAACGTAATGAATATATGATACAAGAGTTTGATGGTAACATCAAGGTTAATGATAACTTTGAGAGGATGGGATCTATATTAGATCACGCTGAACCATTGAATGCTAATATGCACGGTATGAATTATATTGCAGCAGGTCAAGGACTACAGTTAGGTACAAGATACTTAATGGGTGGTGATGAGAACGAGCACGCAATAGGAGTCAGTAAGGTGACAAGAGAAGAATATATTGCTAATGTGAAGAAATTTGTTGAGTCGGATGATTGTCCTACTCATTATGATTACCTACTTGAACACATCTATGGAGAAGATAATGTGGAATATCTTCCGTAAGAAGAAACCGTGGATCAGATTCTTCTCACTTGAACCTGGTCTAGCAGAGAACTATCCACTGCTTCCTGCTTCAACCATTAAAAGACAATGGAAGGATAAGGATGCGAAGGGTAGAAGGTGTCCATTTATGGGTACACAAAACGTTGCTAATTGTCCAGGTCTAAAACAAATCACACGTATGGGTTGGGTGGTAACCTCACCTATGGATTTCAGGATATGGACAGAGAATGACGGTATCTCTTATAGATATGAACAGGTAACCAACTTTACCAGACACTCCAATTTTATTGGAGATCATCCACCAGATCAGACAGTTCCACTGCTTGAGGATGCAGAGTCAGGAGTATTCCCACAAGATACTCTTGCTCACGTTATAAAACTTGAAACTCCTTGGAGGGTTCGTGCCAGTGATGACATTGTGTTTTTACAACTCCCAGTGTATTACAACAACGAAACTAGATTCGAGGCAGTTGCTGGTATGTATGACCCACGGTTTGCAATGCAAGTCAACGTCCAGTTGTTCTGGAAAGTGCTTGACTCTGGACCAGATGGTACACTTATTAAAGCAGGAACACCATTAGCACAGTTTGTACCTGTGTTACGTGAACACATTGAGAAAGATTGGTATGATTTTACTCAAGAACCTGCTGAACCAAAAGACTGGGACTTAGAACAATCTTTCAATTATTCACTCGCAGCAGAGTATTCAACTGAAGACACTGTAACTAGAAAGATTGCAAGAGCAATGCGAGCGATCAACTACCATTCAGACGGAACCAAACGATGAACATCGATGAATTAATACAGAACTTCCATTTACAGAAGGAAGAACAGAGTAAACTGATTGAAGAGTTGGATGAAGAGTTTAGTAACAAGAAACTAAACCCTTATGGTGTGACTACTATTGATTTCCAAAAGAGATCTGATGCTTACAGTCAGAGATCCAGGTTAGAAGGAGCGATAGATGCACTGTTTATGGTTAAACGTGATATAATGGGAGATGACAGTGAGGTTGGTATGCCATCATTCGAACTCAATGCTGGAGAAAGTGATGAGATTGAAATGATTGGAGAGTCAACTGATTCTGCTATTGATGATGAAAACATACCAGGTGATCCCTCTTACTAACTATGCCAGTATACAGAGATTATGAAATTAGAATCAACTTCAATGAGTTGATCGAAGAGCAAATGCACGTGTGTGATGCACTGCATCCAGATCACTGCCTCACAGAGGAACAGATAGATCATATTGCTCACCATTTACGCACAAACATCTGTTTAGAATCTATCTACCAACAAGTACATAGTGCTATCTGGGAATATTGTGATGGTGAAGGCATTGATGGTGTTGATCCACGTCCTCACTATGGTGATATCGAACCTAAACCTGGTCGTGAAGCAGAGTTGACCAGACGTGAAAAAGCAATGAAAGAGTTCGAGATGGTAGACTTAGTATCTCCATCTTGGTCCATTAAAGTACCTCGGAGGAGATCCAAGTAATGTCACTTAAAGAAGCAACGTGGGAACATCACAAGAGAGCAGAGGAGCAACCCTTTGTTGGTATGATGTTCGGTGGGAAACTAGATCCCAAATCATATGCTATATTCTTATACAATCAGATCCAACAGTATGATGTATTAGAGAATGCAGCATCTAAAGAAGATGTATTATCAGGACTAGAGGATATCAACAGGTATCCAGGTTTAGTCAAGGACTTCCAAGAGTTATGGGGTGAGTATGCTGGTGAAGCAGAGATACCACCAACATTAGATGCTACAAAAGATTTCACTACATACATCAATGATATTCAGAATGATGTAAGTGAGAAGAGTAGACAAGATAGATTGATGGCACACGTCTATACCAGACATATGGGTGACCTTATGGGTGGACAGATGCTTGCTAAGAAAGTACCAGGTTCATCAGCGATGTATCAATTTGAGAACCCAGATAAACTAAAGGGTCTCATTCGTGCTAAACTGCACGATGATATGGCAGATGAAGTAAGAGTTGCTTACGGATTTGCTACTAGAACATTCAAGGAGATGCTACCTTATGCTAAGACAATTCAAGAAGATCAACAGTAAAGGACACGAGGATACCTGGGAGTGGGAAGAAACTCCCGAAGTCCTCAAAGCGATAGAACAGTTACACAAATCCTCAGCAGATGTCGAGTCCAAAAAAACAAAATGATGATAACTTTTGGTCCTCATTCATAAACTATGAAACTCATCCACCCACTCTCAAACGTTTGTCCAAAAAGGTCAGAGAAGAGACTGCTAAACGTATTAAGCAGTTGAAGGAGAGAGTTGATGAGTTTAATAATAACACCAGAAAACCCTAAACCAGTTGAGTACATACCAAACTATGTTTGGAGACTCAACTATGATTTTGAGTATCAGCACGGTGGTGCATTACAATTTGATGTTGGATCATTATTAGACACAGTTAACAAGAACTCGGAACTAGAGAGCAACAACGCATTTAGTACAGCGTCAGCATCACTAGAACCATTTGCACCTCATAACTGGGAGTGTTTACAGAAGTTCTTATATGTCATACATCAACAGTTAGTTCCAATTTGGAAGCACTGGGGATATTATGATATGAGGATACAACCACGTGAGTCTTGGATAAATATCCACAAGCGTGGTGGAATAACAACAGAACATTTACACAGTCCCTGTCCTATGGTATTGTCTTGTTATCTCAAGGCATCCCAAGGGTCAGGGAACTTTCTTATTAGGGATCCACTAGAGTATCACCGCTTTGGTTCTCCACAGGTACCAGAGCAGAATCTGTGGAAAGAGATACCAGTTCGAACTAACGATATCCTGGTATTTCCTGGTTGGTTGAAACACGCAACACAACCAAATAATACAGATGAAGATCGTGTAGTACTATCAATCAACTATGAAGGTCATTAGAGATCTATTACCAGAATTATATGTGAACAAGATTCACGATATGATGTCGGGAATAAAATTCAACTGGCATTTTCTGAATGATGTCACATTTGCTAATGAGGGACCACATCATCGTGGATCACCAGGATTTGCTCATCTATTCTTTGATGAGGAAGAGGGAATAGAATCTGAGTGTTTGGATTTTGTATATCCTGCTCTCTTACAATTTGCACCGAAGGATCATAAACTAATAAGGATTAAGGGAGGGTTGCTTTTACAGACCAGTTCAGGTTATAATAGACCACACGTGGATTTTGATATCCCACACACTACAGCACTATATTATGTCAACGATTCTGATGGTGATACCGTCTTCTTTGACAGAAATGGGAGCATCACCGATCGTGTTAGACCAGAGAAGAATAAACTCATTATTTTTGATGGTTTAAAAATGCACGCATCGTCCTGTCCTACCCTCGCTACAAATAGAATCGTCATTAATTTCAACTATGTCTGTCCTGATTAATTACTACCAATATGAAGGAGCAGAAGATGTGGTTGACATCCTCAAATCTCCTCTATCGATAGATGGTGTTGGTATTGAACCAGAAAGAACTCTGGATACAATGCCTAAGACAACACCATATTTGGATTGTCCTGCATTTACTCATAAGACATCACGAGAGTGGATAGTATATGCACCAAAAGATATGACACTAGAGATTGACAATGAGAATAATATGATTAGTTGTGCTCAATTAACCAAAGAGGATTTACATAGAACAGTACAAGTACAGAATAAGAGAGCACCGATCACAACAATGCAGGTTTGTATGCCTATGTTGATCTGTTGGACTAAGAATAAAAATATATGGGTGGAGGTTAAGGATCATCCACTCACGTCACTCAATAATAATTTCACAGTAGTTCAAGGATGGTTCAATCTATCATCTTGGACACGTCCTATATCATTTGGATTGAACATCGTGGACAATACTAAACCTGTTGTCATTAAGAGAGGTGATCCATTATATAAGATCAACTTCATTGAGGAGGGTAATCTCAATCAAGAGTTTAAATTCAAGAAGGAACTACCACCTGAACGATTGCTTATAGATATGAATAAGAGGGTGAGGGTGAAGGGATTCATCTCAAATTTGGCAAAGACTCTTATGTTTAAACAATGTCCGTTCAAATAAACTATCTACAATATGAATCACCTGATTGGTCATTAGACAGAGCACTTGACTCTGGTCTATCGTTAGATGGTGTTGGATTTGAACCAGAGAGATACTTTGATACATTTGATGCAAAGAAAAAGATATATTATAGTTGTCCTGCTTGGCAGCATAAGGTAAAACGAGAGTTTGTTATCCGTGCACCTAAACCTATTGAGTTGACAATGCACAGAGAGGAGCAGTATCTTGAGTCTAACTTAGGTGATCTGTTTCAACAGATAATACAACCACCACCAAATTGGGAGGTGGATCAGACATTTCAAATACATTTACCTGTGTTCTTGATGTGGACAAAGGCAAAGAATGTATGGGTAGAACAGAAACAATGTGGTGGTAATAATTTCAGGACAGTAGAAGGATGGTGGAATCTATCTGATTGGTCACGTCCTATTAATTTTGCTGTTGAGTTTATTGATGAGTCTAAACCTATCATAATAAAGAGAGGTGATCCGATTTATCGGTTGGCATTCTATCAAGAGCATAACCATAATCAAACATATGATATGGTTAAGGCAACACCAACAAGTAAACAACTACGTGATGCACAAAAGAGAACAGATCTTAAGAATCTATTTCCTCGTATCACACACAATCTAATCTTCAACACATCTAAGTGTCCTTTTAAATTATGGCAGAAGTAGTACCAACCACTATCATTGATAGATTCTTTGAGACACCAAGTTTAGTGCGTAAGTATGCACAATCACTTGAATATTATCCTTGTACTGAACATCCAAACAGAGGGTATTGGCCAGGTAAGAGAACTAAACTCTTGCAAGATTTAGATCCTGTGTTACACGAGATAATATGTAGAAAGATAATTAGATACTTACCAAGTTATCGTGCATTTGAGATAGCAGACGCAGCATTTCATATCAGTACAGGTGAATGTGGTAGTGGATGGATACACACTGATGACGATCATTTAGGAATTGGTGGTGTTATCTATCTTAATCCAGATATGACTGAGGATAGTGGAACAACAATATATGATGTACCTGCTGGTGCTGAGATGCAAGGATATGAAGAGGAGTTTCACAAGGCAATGGAGGCACAGGGTACTGAAGCGATTGCTAACTTTGATAAGTATAAGGAGGAGTGTAATTCATATTTTATTGAATCTATCAAGGTGCAAGCACGTTACAATCGTGCTATACTATTTGATGGACGTAAGTATCACGGAGGACAGAACTTCTATGGTTCTACTGCTGATGATGCAAGACTAACTCTAGTATTCTTTGGGAGGGGAATTAATGACTACCAGTCCTATGACGCAAGATTTGAAGGTTGAGACACTTGCTGATAACAAACTATATGTTATCCGTGAAGGTGTATCTAAAGAGACCTGTGAACAATTAAAGACTGAGTATCTGATGATTAAAGAGGTTGTTGAGACACAATACTCTGGACCTACCTCGGACCCCATAATGCCTGGTGCATTTGCTATGTACTCACCTGTATGCTTTGAAGCAATGGGTCAGGTTATACAACCTATGATAGAACAGGTTGTTGGTTGTGAATTATATCAGACATTCTCATACGCTAGAGTATATGTTAAAGGAACCAACCTAGTCAGACATAGAGACAGAACCAGTGGTGAGTGGGTTGGCAACGTATGTATTACACGAGATGATACTGACTGGGAACTATACATTGAATTAGATGGTAAGTCACATCAAATATTATTAAATCAGGGTGACATCTGTATTTTCAGAGGACACAAGGATTATCATTGGAGACCAAAATATACTGGTGAGTTACAGGTACAAGCATTTGTATCATACGTGGATGTAAATGGTAAGTATGCTAAGAACAAATATGATGGAAGACCTATGTTATCAATGCCTTGGGAATCTGCTGCTGACTTCATACAAGAGGAGCAGTCAATGATTAACTCCTCACCATACTACACATAATATGAAGTTCACTAAAGCATCACCATTTAAGACACAGTTCAATAATATGGATGACGTTATGGTGTTTGATGATATAATCCCACCAGTGTATCAGAACTGGTTGATAGATTGTGTCAAGAACCCTGACTTGAAATGGATGATAAAGGACAATGCAATCAGTGACCTGTTCCAGGGTGATCCCAGGAATGGGTATTGTGCTTTCCACTATCTCTTTGAATGTGAGCAAGGTGAGATATCATCATTGTGTAACGCATTTATGCCACTAGCATTACAGTTCAGAGATAAGTTAAAGGCAGAAGCATTACTTAGAATGAGAGTCAACCACGTACCTGCTTGGTGTTCTAACATCATTCAGTTACCACACGTGGACAGTTATGTGCAGAATGCTTGGAATGTGGTATACTATGTGGACAATTCAAATGGTGACACTATTATCTACAACGAGAGGACATCAAATCCTCAACAATATATTGAGATGGTAAAACAAGACACTTGGACTGAAATGACAAGAGTCTCACCCAAACGAGGTCGAGCAGTGGCATTCAAGGGTGATCTATTCCACTCATCAACAACACCAGTGGGTACTTGGCGACCTGTTGTTAACATCAATTTGGCAGATGCAGTGCCAAAAGATCCACGATCAGCATACAATCCAAATGACTTACAAAATTAAGGAGGGTGAAGACTGGGTTCTTTATAGATCACCAGTTGTAGAACACGAACAAGAAGAAATGCTACGTCAATTAGGACGTGGTTACAGACTATTCAAAGAGACATTCACTGGTCTTGACTCATCATTGAGACAAGATGGGTTGACTCTTGGTGCATTACCAGAACTATTTGATAGAGAGGATGTGAAGTTAGATAGGGAGCAGTTGGATAATATGGATACTAACTTCTCAGGTTATAGGTTTTACAATCTATTCTCATTGACTGCACCTTCACCATTATTCTGGTTACTGATGAAGGATATTAGGACAGTAGTTAGAACACATTTGAATACTGATGAACCACTATGGATGCAGTGTTGGGTTAATATGCACGAACCACACGAGGTGTTGAATTGGCACGATCATAAGTTTGATTACCACGGATATGTCAGTATTGACCCTAAGTCTAGTACTACTAAGTTTAGAGATGGTCGGGGACCTCTTTATGAAATAAATAATGAGGTAGGTAACATATATTTCGGACCTGGATGGGAACGGATGCACAAAGTATGTGTGAATGAACAGTATGAAGGTAAGAGAATTACACTTGGATTTGATATAGAAACTAGAGGCGATTTACCTGACGATCAGTTCTCACTCATTCCATTACTATAATGTTTGGACTCAAGACACAAATACTAGACAGCGAGAGTAAAGATATACTCAGGAAGTCACTTGGATTGTTTATATCTAAGCAGCACCAGTCACATTTTGATGGGAGATTAGATGGTGAAGAATTACAAGCAGTATTAGATACTGTTGAAGAGATATGTGATTTATTATACCTGAAGCATACCGATACATAAGATGAGTATAAACTTACTACTCGCCAACGCTATCCAAATCGAAATGCGAAACATCCTAAAGTCTCTTGAACTTGGTACATACATCAAATTTAAGGATGATACAGGTTACATATCATTTGTAGGTGATGAGTACATTACAATATGTACGCACGAGACACCTAATCCAGACGCATTACACGGCAAAACCTTCTGTAATGTGCTAATATATGCTAGTGATTGGGAGGACATTGAGATTGATGAGTCTCTCTATCCTCGCAACGTCAGGAACTACCACGGCAAGATCGTGGAACATCCTGGAAATGATCTACTACCACCTATGGAGGAGAGATGAAGGTTGAAGCAAATCCAAATGCAACCAACTCAGAGTTTGATGCTAAGGTTATCATCCCTTGGATTAACCTCAACATATCAAAGAATGAAGCAGAAGCATTATTAACAGCACTGCAACACTTCCCACTTGAATTACAATATGCAAGTGAGAACATCCACGGAGTTAAATACTCTGATATCTACAACAAAATTAGACAGGAGATTGATGATGCCACCATTGAGAAAATTAGCGAGAGTATCACCAGTTAGTGATCGTGCCAAACTACAGTTTGTAGAGGCAATGAACAGTAATCCTATCGCAGTCATTGAAGACAAGCGAGAGGATGGTCGCTGGTTCTTCTCGTCACAACACAATGGTGACTTCTGGTTCTGGTCTGATGGTCGAGATGATCCGCACTGGAGGTATGAAGAAATTGTCTAGTGATGCACCTTATGATAGACACTGGTACAAAATATGGTGTACCGATAATACTTGTAAGGTTGTGCATACTTATGATGAGGTATTAGCAGCACAGTGGAATTATCCACAACACATTACACACGTGGAGGTTATTGATGCCAAAAAAAGAGGCAAAAGCAGGGGATTCTCTTAAGGTTGCTGTCATTGATGGCAAGATATACCTTGAGTATGATAAGAATGATCCACACTGGGGTTGGTTACACAACGCAACCGACCAACAAATTGAAGAGTTTATCCAAGCAGCACGTGAGGACTTTGATGATGACCAATCTTGATACTGTCATACACAATTTGCGAAAGCAACTCAGTGAGTTGGAACGCATCAACACTATGTTAAAGGATGATGAACTTAGACAAATCTACCACTCGAATGAAACACGAGTTGGTAAGGATCTTGACGCACTCGATATTAATCTGCCTGATTATCAGGTTAGAAGCACAGCGTGGGAACAAGATGATAGAATAGAACACTCTCACCATTACTACGATTATGACCGTAACAGATAGTGACATCAATTTTATAGAGGAACTCTTGACTGGTGGGTATGAGTACAATTCACATCACCACTGTTATGAGCGTGTATGGACTACCAACAATGGCAAGGAGTCTATTGTTGAACTCTATATGAAGGACAGTAACAGTTCTGACTGGTTTCATAAGATGATCGGGTATGGTGGTGAGACATTCTACCAAGAGAAGGTGACAAACGTATAACTGTCACACTAAACTCCCACCATCACTAGGATCTGCTATAGTTAACGTACTGACAAAAGTACGTGACTATTTCCCTAAGACCACACCAAATACGTGCGCTTGCAGCAATGGACAAGCACGAGAAGGGACAGATAGTTGTTCCTACTGGTGGTGGCAAAACATTTATAATGATTCAGCACGCTATCAGAATGATTCAGCGTAATGGATTCGACTATGAGACAAGGAGACCAGCAACCAAGACTATTGTAGTAGTTGCACCTCGTATTCTATTAGCACAACAGTTGTGCAATGAGTTCGTTAGTCTCTTTGATAAGTATCAGTTACCACGCATTGCATACCTACACGTGCACAGTGGCAAATTGACTGACTATGAGAATACCACTGATCCAACTAGAATATATGACTGGGCAGTTGGTAACTGGAAACGTAATCAAATAATATTCACCACATACCACAGTCTTCATAAGATACAGGAGTCAGGCGTTAACCCTGACATATTATATTATGATGAGGCACATAACAGTACTGCTA